CACAGAACCCCTTGACTTTGTCAAGTATATAGTGTATACTACGTTCATAATAAGAACAGACCACACGAGCAAACCCAACCAAACACCGTGGGAATTCCCACGGTCAACATCAATCAGGAGCAACTGATATGACAACGATTAACTTCGGTAAAACGGTAACGCTTAAGCAAGCGGCGCAGATCATCCTCGCCACCCCCATGAACCGCTACATGCTGCGTGGCGAGCCGGGTATTGGTAAGTCATCCATCCTTGCCTACCTGTCCGCCGCCCTGCCTAACCACCTGCCCGCATACATTGACGTACCCAACATGGACCTTGGCGATATCGCAATGCCGGTCATCGACCACGACAAGAAGGTTACCCGGTACTACCCCAACGCCCGGTTCCGTCTGCACGAGGGCAAGCCCGTCATCATGATGTACGACGAGTATCCCAAGGGTGCGCCGCCTATCCAGAACATGCTGCATCCCTCGCTTGAGGTGCACAACCCGCGCCTTGGTGACATCTCGATTGATCCAACATCCATTATCTTCATGACTGGCAACCTAGCTAGCGATGGGGTGGGCGACAACCTCAAGGCGCATACCCGTAACCGCATTGTAGAACTGCACATAGCCAAGCCCGATGCGGATCAGTGGCTTGAGTGGGCGATGGACCACGATATTGAGCCGGTGGTGATGGCGTGGGTTAAGCAGTTTCCTCATGCGCTGGCGTCCTATCTTGACGAGGGCCAGACGGACAACCCGTATATCTACAACCCTAAGAAGATGCAGTCATCCTTCGTATCGCCCCGCTCACTTGAGCGAGCATCTAACATTGTTAGGGCGCGGGCGGAACTGGATCAGGATAGCGTCATCGCTGCGTTGACTGGTGCCATTGGCGAAGCAGCAAGCCGGGACATGCAAGCCTTCATTGCGTATCAGGATCAACTGCCCACGTGGGAGAGCATCATCAAGTCGCCCAAGACTACCGGTGTGCCCGACAGTGCTGGCGCGTGCGCCGTCATGGTCTTTGGTGCGATAGCCAAGCTGGATAGGAACAACATCACGCCGTTCATGGAGTATATCGAACGCTTCGAGCCGGAGTGGCAAGCGGCCTTCTGCATCAACATCGCTAAGAGCAAGACCAAGCAAGCCGTAGCGTTTAGCAGCAAGAAGTTCGCTGACTGGGTGCAGAAGAACGAGGACCTACTGTAGGCGTGGGAATTCCCACGCTAGTAACAACAACCAACGAGGAGCAACCCGATGGATACCGAAGCAATCGACAAAGAAGAGCGCAAGCTCAAGAGGGCTAAGATCAGCCTGATGCGTGAGCCCAAGTTCGCGCTATGGTCCGGCATCATGATGATCGGCAGGACCGAGGTGGTGGACGACATGCCCACCGCTTGCACTGATGGACGTGACGAAATGTATGGGCGCAAGTTCATCAAGTCCGTCACTGATAAGGAGCTGGCGTTTGTTGTACTGCATGAGAACCTGCACAAGGCGTTCAAGCACCTGACTACGTGGCGCAAGATACATGACGAGGATCACGAGCTGGCTAACATGGCTTGTGACTACGTTATCAACCTGATGCTGGTGAACATGGACCCGCAGGAGCAGCACATCTCGCCGCCGCGTAGGGATGGCAAGGTGTTCGTTCTTATCGACAAAGCCTTCGCGAACATGAACACCAAGCAGGTGTTCGACATACTCAAGCAGGAGAAGAAGGATGCCAAGAACGGCAAAGGTAATGGTGCTGGCCGTTGTTATTCTAATGGGGATGGGTCTTTTGACCGTCACGATTGGGCTGGTGCTAAGGAACTGTCAGAAGAGGCGCGCAAGCAGCTGGAGCGCGAGATCGACCAAGGTCTGCGTCAAGGCATAATGGCGGCGAAGAAAGCCGGTTATGGTTCGGGTGACATGGAGCGTCTCGTTGGCGACATGCTTACGCCGGTGGTGGACTGGCGCGAGCAGATGCGGGAGTTCGTCAAGTCTATCTGTTCTGCCAAGGACGCTTCGTCATGGCGCAGGGTGAACCGGCGCTTCCTGTCTGGTGATACGTATATGCCAACGCTGGTAGGTGAGAAGGTCGGGCGTATCGTAGTGGGTATTGATACGTCTGGTTCGATCAGTGGTGCCGAGATTACTAGGTTTTTATCTGAAGTTAAGTCTATCACTGAGGACGTGCATCCTGAGAAGATCGACCTGCTGTATTGGGATGGTAGCGTATCGGGTCACGAAGAGTACGACGAGGGTAACATGAGCACCCTTGTGGAGAGCACCAAGCCGCGAGGTGGTGGCGGGACTGATCCGCGTGCCGTCATGAACTACGTGAACAACCGCAACATGCAGCCCGAGTGTATCGTGATGCTAACTGATGGAGCTATTGGTGATTGGGGTAATGAGTGGACTGCGCCAGTTCTTTGGGCAATCACCGGGCGGGGCATTACAGCCCCAAATGGTAAGTCTATCCAGATTGGAGACTGACCCAATGCTCAAGGCAATCGTGAAGATAAACTACAAAGAATATATTATGGACACGAAGGATGCGCTGCACATCTTAGACTTACTGAGCAAAGCAGAGCGGTACGAGACTAAGTATGACCACGAGAATAAGACTAAGACCTACCATGTGTATGACGTACTAGCAGAAGACAAGACTGAGCACTTAGAAGTAATACACGACGACCTGTACCGCATGGCGAAGCTGGCGGGTAAACCAACCAAAAACTAACAACTGTTAGAAACAAAGGAGCAACGTCATGAGCATTACATCCTCTTCCGTGCTGGCTGAGATGAACATCTCTGTCTGGACTGCTAACAAGGTAGACAAGGGCGCTACTGATGATGTCACTAACAACGCATCCGCAGTTAAGGACGCTGCCCAAGTGCGTAAGAACCTGATGGCTGGTACACATCAGCGTAAGGCAATCGCTGACTTCGCTGGTGCGTGTAGGTTCTGGCATAATACCCAGACGCTGCCGTGGGCAGATCGTGGCCCGAGACTGATGCCGACTAGCTTGTTCATGAACTACAAGCAGGAGGCCAACGTGCGCCGGGATACTTTCTGTAAGATGGTGGACGATTTCATTCAGGAATACCCCGCACTGGTGCGTACTGCACATAACTACTTGGGCAACCTGTTCAACTCCGCTGACTACCCCGATGCTGAGACTGTGCGTAGCAAGTTCGGGTTCCGTCTGGTGTTCGCCCCGGTGCCCGAGAGCGGGGACTTTCGCTTAGACCTGCCAGCGCAGGAGCTGGACGAGGTGAAGCGTGGCTATGAGGATAGCTTCAAGGACCGCTTGGCCGATGCCATGAAGGAACCGTGGAACCGTCTGCACAAGTTACTGGTGGAGACTTCCAAGAAGCTGACCGACGTGGACGGCGAAGAGGGCGAGAAGCGGCGCTACCACGATACGCTTATCACCAACGCGCAATCCCTATGTGCAATGCTTACCCATCTCAACGTGGCTGGTGATCCCAAGCTGGAAGATGCACGCCGCCAGTTAGAGCAGACCATGGTGGGCACGGACATCGAAAGCATCAAGGACAGCGCGACAGAGCGTGCCGGGATCAAGGGTAAGGTTGACGCAATCCTTAACCAGTTCGAGTGGTAGGAGCAAACATGCTTAACGACATTGACTTCGACTTCGTGGACTTCGGTATCCCTAACCTTGGCTGGGCTAAGAGCAAGGCTACCCCGCCGAGCAAGCCCGTTGCACTTACTATGAAACTAGCGCCGCTAGCATACGAGGCGGCTAAGAAGTTTCCTAAGTGGGTATTCAGAGGCGCACCACAGTGGGGCTACGATGATCGGCTGGAGGTGGCGAAGCTCTACGTGTATGAGAACCGAGAGACAATCGGAACTATCAGCATCAACACCACACGGACTGGTGCCAAGTACGTTATCACTAACGACCGCATCGCAAATACGCGCAAGCGTGGCACTGGTGCGGAGACCAGCGATATCAAGAAGGCGCTGAAGCTTATGGCTAAGACCTTCGGTGGTAAGACTATCGAAGAGAAATCGCGGGCGGCTTATGACAAGCTAGCGAGTGCTCTAGGCTCTAGCCATAATGCAAAGCAGATGGACTATAACAATGCGGTTAGCGCCCTCTTACGTCACCTAAAGGTGTATGCCCTTGAGAACTTTGAGGTGACTGCTGCTGCTTCGATAGCAGCGGGCGGTAACGCTAAGCAGATCAACGGTATCCCAGAAGCTAGAGATGACTGTGATACAGTCGCAACAGTGCACAGCGCCTTCCATAATAAGCATGGGAGGTTCGTTATGCTCAACGGTAGTGACTACATCGTAACCAAGAGCATCGACTTCGAGCCAGAGATTCACTCAACCGACACCCTGCCCACACAGATCAAGCTAAGCATCGGTCTGCTCAAGCTGATTGAGGACAACAACTTCATGCGGGACGTGGGGTTCAGGCTCAACGCCACAACCTTCTACGTGCTAGCAGAGCCAGCCTAATGGACGAGAAGAAAAGAGTACGGGGTAAGGGCAAGGACGAGGCGTTAGTACACGTCAACATCCGCATACCCCCTGCTGTAGTAGGCTTCTACAAGCAGTCCCCCAACTACACCAAGCGTATGCGGGAGATACTGACGGACTTCGCCTACGGCGATATCGACTACATAAAGAAGTAAACCTACTTGACTTTGTCCACCTACATCATTAAGGTAACGCTATGGCACAAACACCCGAGAAAAAAGTTAAAGCAAAAGTCGTTGAGGTACTCAAGGCGCACGGCGTCTACTACTTCTTCCCCGCTACCTACGGCATGGGGCGCAGCGGCGTCCCTGATATCATCTGCTGCTACAAGGGTAGGTTCCTAGCCATTGAGTGCAAGGCTGGTGCGGGTAAGACCACGGCGCTACAGGACCGCGAGCTTGCTGCTATCAAAGCAGCGGGCGGGTTGCAGGTAATTGTCAACGAGGAAAGTTTAGGTGGGCTTGCTGTTCTGCTTAGTGGGATGAGGAAAGCGGAACTGTCATGCAAATAATTACCCTCGACTTTGAAACCTACTACTCCCAGAGCTTTTCGTTATCCAAGATAACGACGGAGGAGTACATCCGTTCGCCTGACTTCGAGACTATCGGCGTATCGGTTAAGGTAAACGACGAGCCCGCCATCTGGTTCAGCGGCACGACGGAACAGACTAAGCGGTTTCTGGATAGGTATGACTGGGACAATGCGGTAGCGGTAGCCCACAACGCCATGTTTGATATGGCTATCTTGTCGTGGGTGTATGACATCAGGCCCAAGCGGATAGCGGATACTCTATCTATGGCACGTGCGCTAGGTGCGGGTAGTGTCAGTCTGGCTTCACTGGTCAAGCAGTATGACCTTGGTGTTAAAGGCGATGAGGTCGTTAACGCGCTGGGTATGCGTAGGCTGGACTTCGACGAAGCTGCCCTGCGCCGCTACGCTGCTTACTGTAAGAACGACACCGAGCTTACATATAAACTATTCCAGACCCTTGGCGCTGGCTTCCCTGTATCTGAGCTGCGCCTTATCGACCTGACCATACGTATGTTCAGCGAGCCGGTACTAGAGCTGCACGAAGGTGCACTCAAGGCGCACTTAGACTGTGTACGCTTCGATAAGGAAGCCCTGCTGCATAAGGTGGAGGCTGATAAAGAAGAACTTATGTCCAACCCGAAGTTTGCCGAGGTGCTTAAGCTATACAACGTAATACCCCCTACCAAGATCAGCCCGACCACGGGCAAGGAGACTTGGGCCTTCGGCAAGAACGATGAGGACTTCAAGGCCCTGCTGGAGCACGAAAACCATGACGTGCAAGCACTGGTAGCTGCGCGTCTAGGCGTGAAGTCTACGTTAGAGGAGACAAGGACTGAGCGGTTCATTGGTATAGCCAAGCGGGGCAAGCTGCCCATCCCACTACGCTATTACGCAGCGCACACCGGACGGTGGGGAGGCGACGACAAGGTGAACATGCAGAACCTCCCTCGTCAGTCGCCGCTTAAGTTCGCAATGCTAGCCCCTAAGGGTCACGTAATGATCGACAGCGATAGCAGCCAGATCGAAGCGCGTACTCTGGCATGGTTAGCGGGACAGAATGACTTGGTCGAAGCCTTTGAGAAGGGCGAGGACGTGTACAAGATCATGGCGTCCAAGATTTACAACAAGGCCGAGGCCGACATTACCAAGGACGAGCGGTTCGTAGGCAAGACCACTATCCTTGGGTGCGGCTACGGCATGGGCGCTGCCAAGTTCAAGAAGCAGCTGAAGACCTTCGGTGTTGAGATCAGTGAGGAAGAAGCACAGAGCATCATTGAGACCTACCGTACGAGCTACCCTACTATCCCTAAGCTATGGAAGAAGGCCGGGAAGGTACTAGAGACCATCATCGACAACCAGATAGAGACGTTTGGCCGTTATGATTTGCTGACGGTGGAAGGCACCAAGGGTATTCTTCTACCCAACGGACTGTACCTGCGTTACCCCAACCTACGTAAGTCAAAGGACGACGACGGTAAGACCGAGTACGTTTACGATACCAAGAAGGGCAAGACGACTGTGCCTAATCGTATCTACGGCGGCAAGGTGGTAGAAAATGTCTGTCAGGCGCTGGCTAGGATTATCATTGGCGAGCAGATGCTCAAGGTATCCAAGAAGTACAAGGTCGCCATGACTGTGCACGATGCTATCGGGTGCGTAGTCCCCGAAGGTGAGGCCGGTGCGGGCCAAGAGTTTATCGAGTTGTGTATGCGTATCCGCCCGACATGGGCGCTGGAACTACCGCTCAACTGCGAAGCAGGTGCGGGTAAGAGCTATGGAGAATGTTGATGCACCCCGCAATAGAACTACTTATCGCACGTATGCAGAGCAACCCTGAGGAGTTTATTCGGGGCGAATGGGAAATGGAGGAAGGTAATTGCATGGCCCATGCGAACGAGGAAGAACTCGCCGCGCTGAAAGCCACCCGCCGTACTATAATCCTCGACGGGATACACAAGCTGATAATGGAGCACCTACTTAACCCCGTGCAGCGGGATTTGTTTACAGGAATGACGAACCACAAGGCCCCAAAACCATGACCGACTTCAAGTTTACCAAAGACTGGTTTCACTGGGCCCCCGAAGTATGGGAGCGGCTGATACCGATGCTACCTGAGCGCGGTAGGTTCTTGGAACTGGGCGCGTTCGAAGGACGTAGCACTGCGTGGATCGTAGAGAACATGATGGAAGACGGCGGCGTCCTTGTCTCCGTTGATACGTGGGAGGGCGCAGAGGAACACAAGGACGACGGCATCGACATGGGCGCGGTAGAACGTAACTACGACCACAACTTTAAGCTGCTCACGGAGAAGTTTGAAGGGCGTACTGTGCTCAAGTTCAAGATGACCTCCTACGAAGCCCTTACCAAGCTGGCTGGTGGACCCCAGTTTGACTTTATCTACATAGATGCGTCACATACTGCGCCGGACGTTCTTACAGATGCTTGCTTAGCTTGGCAGTTGCTTAAGGATAACGGCGTCATGGTATTCGATGACTACCTGTGGGGCGACCAGCGCGATGTGCTGCACAGACCCAAACTAGCTATTGATGCGTTCGTTAACATATTTGCAGAGCACCTGAAGCCCATGCACACGGGCTACCAATACATAGTGAGGAAAGAAAAGTGACCGACGAAATCAAAGTAGCCGTCAAGGCCCCGGTCAAAGACCCGGAGAAGAAGCCTAGCATCATGATTGCTACGCCGATGTACGGCGGCATGTGCACTGGGCACTACGTGATCGGCCTACTGCGTAGCGTCATGCGCCTACGTGAGATGGGTATAAACGTGTACTGGGCGCAGATTATGAACGAGAGCCTGATTACCCGGGCGCGTAACGATCTGGTCCGTACGTTCCTAGAGCGCGGCCACGACTACCTTATGTTCATCGACGCAGACATTGGGTTCGATGCCGAGGATGTGCTTACGCTGCTAGCCGCTGACCGGGACGTAGCCTGTGGTATCTACCCCAAGAAGGAAGTGGACTGGGATCAGGTAGCCAAGGCCGCGAAGGAAGGCAAGGAGAACCTGCGGGACTATGGCGGTGCCTTCGTGTTCAACATGACGGGTGAAGGCCACGCAGAGACAGACCCCGAGGGTATGATCGAAGTACGCCACGCTGGTACTGGCTTCATGCTAATCAAACGGGGGGTGTTCGAACACCTGATGCCGCACGTACCTACCTACCGCACTGCATCATTTAAGAACGAAGCGGGCGACTACGTTAAGCCGCTGACCTACGAGTTCTTCGCTACTAGCATTGACGATGGCGGGGCGCTGCTGTCCGAGGACTACCACTTCTGCGAACTGTTCAGGAAACACGGCGGTAAAATCCACGCCAACCCGTTCCTGAAGCTGGAGCATGTAGGTACGTACGTATTCACCGGCGACATTGTGAAATCAGGGGGCAACCTGAAATGACTGACAAGTTTGAACGTAGCACCGAAGGTCTTCGTGACGCGCTGATGTCCGAGATGGAAGACATACGCGCAGGGATAGCTGCTGCACCCGAGGCTATGGCGTTTGCTTCGCTAGCTGGGCGCGTGATTGAAACGCTTGAAGTGGATGTCAAAGAACAGATACGCCGGGATAACTTAGAACGGGAAGCGCGGGAGTATATAGCGGAAAAGCGGCGCTTAGTTGTTGAACGGACGAAAGAAAAACGGCTGTTGTTGGAAGCGTCTAAGGGAATACTAGAAGCGGTTACGGAAGAAGTTGGGGTTTTTGAAGATGTCTGAGCACTTCGAAGGTACTGTGTACGTTAAGAGAAATCGTTATGGTTCTCCTCGTCCAGAAATATGGAGTATGCCTGAGGGTGAAACGACAGACCTAATCGAACTTGGGTACTGCACAAAGAAATACACGCACCACCCCATAGCCGTTGCCTACGAAATCATGGAGGACAAGCGGTTCAGGCACCTGTCTATAGAGCGTCTGCACGAACTTATAGCTATGTGGGGGCCTACACGTAGCCAACCTTGGAACCACGATTATTTAGACGACTTTACTCAAGCGCTGTACAAAATTCAGATAGACCCAAAAGAAACCGTAAGACCCGTTGCCATACTTGGTGGGCTAAGCTGTATGTGTTGCGACGGTATGGCTTGGGAAGCTTCAGTGCTTAGTGAAAAAGGCTATTGGATGATGCCTAGCGGGGTTACTAACCGATTTAGTGAGACAGTACGTGGACAGCTTATATTCTCTGGGTTGTGGGATAGATGGAGCATAGCATTACCAGCACTATGCCCACAGTGTCTTATCAAAACACGCAAGGTTAGACGAACGAATGACCACCACGCATACGACAAAGTTCACGCATTAAAATGTTTAGCAGAACTAACCAAACAAACCGGAGGAGCAAACAATGAGAACCGACCTACGCAAAGCCGCAAAAGACGCATTAACAGCCGCTAAGGATAACCCCGCAACTGCGGTATCCAAGCTTGTTAAGAAATCCAGTGTTGATAGCAACCTACAGACCGCACTGACCCGGCTCGGTGCCCAACAAGTGATACGTGATTTCTTTGCCGCGCAACGTGTGGCCGCGTTTAGTTTTGCCGTAGGCAGAGTAGCTGCTAGCCTAGACAACCCAGATGTGGCGGAGCGTGTAGCCGCAAGAATAGCTCGGCAAGCTTTTTGGGATGCCTATACTTTGTTTGGTATGTCGCCGTTGCGTACAGCTACGAAGCAGCAATTGCTAGACAGCGCGAACGCCAGAGAAACTCAGGCCAATTCGGAACTGCGACTAGCTAGGTTTGAACGTGCTATTGCTTCCAAGCTGGCGTCTGCGCAGGACGTAGTCGAAAGCAAGCTTACACTTGCGGCTGTTGAGCGCCTCGCCACTAAGTATAGGGCAGCAAAATGAACCTGTTCTGGACACCAGCCAAAGAGAAAGTCCTTAGGGAGTTGTGGGGCCACGGTCCCTCTGCCCGCGAGATCGGCCTGAAGGTGGGCGCTTCTAGGAACGCCGTCATCGGTAAGACCCGGCGGATGGGGCTCACAAGCGTAGTACCCCCGGTAAAGCCCCGGCTTAGACCCTCAAGGGCTAAGAAGCCGAAGCCGCTGCCTAGGATTAAGACGCCGATAAAGGAGCCGAAGTACACAACGCTGCACGCAGCCATGATGGGGTTAACCCCGGACTCATGCCGCTGGATATCTGGTGACCCGTGCAAGGACAAGATGGCGTTCTGTGGCGCACCAGCCTTCGAAGGTAAATCCTACTGCGAAGAACACTGCTACATAGCTTACTACGACTTCGGCGGACCTAGGACTTTCAAGGGGCAGAAACGATGAGCGTTGGCGCTGAGATGATATCACAGGTTCACGAGACCCTCCGGGATCGGGGCAAGTCTTACGGCCCGATTAAACCCAACCACGAACGAATTGCAGCACTCTGGAGCACACTGCTGCAACACCAAGTAACCCCGGTCCAAGTTGCCATGTGCATGGTAGGTGTTAAACTGGCCCGGTTAATGGAGACCCCGAACCATGAAGACTCAGCAGTTGATATCGCGGGCTACGCGGCATGTATCAGAGAATGTCAGGAGAGCTAGGAACATGATCGAAGATGCGCGAGATTTCTTTAGTAAGCTACAGGCGGAAGTGGATGCTGAAGACCGGTACATAGACGCTATCTGGGCGCTGCGTTATCCGCAGCCGTCCCCTAAGGCTTCGTCGGCATGGCCCTACCGTTCCGCCGCAGACACTGTTGAAACACCTAACAAAGTAAGAGCCATACGCCGATGACTACCTATAGAGACCGCCTGTCCATCAAGGACAAAGTAGACGCCGCCCGTATGCTTGACTGGATGCACAGAGCAGATGACAAACGCTACCTAGAACACAACATGAAGTCGGCGGAGCTTGTCGCTTATAACTTTGAACGTGGGATGTCCCGTACGAGCTTAGAGCGTATCTGGGGCTACCGGCTGGTGAACACAGTCTTGGGACACCCCTCCGATACAAAAGAAATAGTCAAGGAAGTCACAACCCCAAGGAATAGATAGCCGCTATGAGACACCACCGCGAGCCTGAACCCCCGATGGACCCTATAGGTTGTGGTGTAGTTTTGTTACTCGCAGCGTTGTGCTGGGCAGCTGTTATTGGTTTCTTCTTCTTTATAAAGAGCTTTTTCTAGTCATGATTACATGGTCCTACAGCAGCATTAAGACCTTCGACCAGTGTCCGAAGAAGTACTACCACCTCAAGGTAGCCAAGGACGTTAAGGACACGGGCAGCGATGCCACGATCTACGGGCAGGAAGTGCATAAAGCCGCTGAAGAATACGTGCGTGACGGTACGCCCATCCCTACCAAGTTTAAGTTCGTTGAACCTATTGTATCTGCCTTTAATAACATCCCCGGCGAGAAGCACACCGAGCTTAAACTGGGTGTTAAGAAGACGGACGCTGGCTATGCGCCCTGCGGGTTCTTCGACAAGGACGTGTGGTGGCGCGGCATTGCCGACCTGCTTATCGTGAACCGGGGTAAGGCGTGGCTGGCTGACTACAAGACCAGCAAGAGCGCCAAGTACGCGGACACTAAGCAGTTGGACTTGCTAGCGGGCGCTGCGTTCCTGCACTTCCCGCAGCTTCAACGGATCAAGTCGGCGCTGGCGTTCGTAGTCAGTAACGAGTTTATCAAGAAGTCCCACGATGCCACGCAGCGGGACACTTATATTAATACGTTCAGCCCGGAACTGGAGCGCCTAGCTAGTGCCCACGAGACGGGGGTTTGGAACGCCAAGACCGGACCGCTATGCGGCTACTGCCCCGTAACTAGTTGTGAACATTATAGGAGACGTTGATGGAAATTAACGAAAAAAATGAAGCCTCGAAAAAGTCTGTTTACAAGCTAATAGGACGCAAAGAAATCTTAGCACTGAGCAACAGAACTTCCGCGATGCCTTATGGGGTTTATATCGGGGAAGACGGCACGGAAACTTTGTTTAACAGGTGTTACGAACCAATCATTCAACGTGATGCTAAAGGTAAAAATATAGTCAAAGCTTCCGGTTGGATAGTGCACAAACATCAAGCGTGGTTTTATGACGGTGCTTTCACAGGCAAAGCCCGTGTGCATATGGCTTCGGTGGTTATGAAAGCTTTCTATTCCGGCGAACCACTGACCAAACTTATGATAAACAAAAGATAGGCAGGAGAAACTAATGCCCTACAAGAACCCCAAGGATCGTAAGTACAAGAACGCTGCCAAGTACGAAGACAGCCCGCAGCAGGTTAAGAACCGTGAGGCCCGTAACGCCGCCCGCAAGAAGCTGATGAAGGCGGGCAAGTTGAGCAAGGGTGACGGCAAGGACGCCGCCCACGTTGTGGCTCTGGATAAGGGTGGTTCCAACGCAGACGGTGTGCGTGTGGAGAGCGCGTCGGGTAACCGTTCGTTCCGTAGGGACAGCAAACACAACCTCGTGTCTGAGGTGAGCAAGCGCGAACGGACGAAGAAGAAAAAGTAAACCAACCAACCAAAGGAGCAACAACATGGACCTTGATGTTATTACCAAACTTACCAAAGACCTTAAGAACGCATCTACAACGCTGGGCCGGGACGAAGCACGGTTCCTAGTAGATGCCTACTACATTATCCAAGAAGATCGTAAGCGTTCTTGGAACCAAGATCGTTCGCTGGAAAAGGAAAACGAACCCCACGAACTGCTGCGCTGGTTTGCGGAACAGTCGGAGTCCCTTGAGGGTCAGATTGCCAAGGCGCTAGATGCTTACTCTGCATCTCTACCGGAAGGGCAGTGGGCACGTCGTCAGGTGGGCATTGGTCCGGTTATTACCGCCGGTTTGCTGGCGCACATTGACCTTAAGACTACTACGACGGCCACTAAGCTGTGGCGGTACGCGGGACTGGACCCGACTTCGAAGTGGGAGAAAGGCAAGAAGCGCCCGTGGAACGCTGGCTTGAAGCTATTGTGCTGGAAAGCGGGCGAGAGTTTTGTCAAAACCTGCAACAACGAGAAGAGCTTCTATGGGCCTGTCTATAGTACCCGCAAGGAGCTTGAGATCGAACGCAACGAAGAGGGCCTGTTTGCAGAACAAGCGGCTAATATCTTAGTTGCTAAAAAGATCGGTAAGGATACCGACGCATACAAAGCATACAGCATAGGCAAGCTGCCCCCCGCACACATCCACGCCCGTGCGCGGCGCTACGCTACTAAGTTGTTTCTGTCCCACTACTTAGAAGTAGCGCAGCGGGCTAACGGTATTGAACCGACTACGCCGTATATCATTGCTATCGGGGGTCACGCAGACTATATCCCCCCGCCTCCGTAAGCCAGAGTCAGGGTGAAAACCAAGTAAGTAGTGCGAGCCATAAAACTCGTGAAAACCACAACTACTGTGCAAGCCATGTGATATGTGAAAACCACGATGCAAGTGCGAGCCATGCCTTTCGCGAAAACCAATTTCTGAGCGCGAGCCAAGCTCATCGTGAAAACCATAAGTTTCGTGCAAGCCATACAAAGTGTGAAAACCAAGGTGTCAATGCGAGCCAAACTTCGTGCGAAAACCAAACAGCCGATGCGAGCCAAAAGGTCGGTGAAAACCATGTGACTAATGCGAGCCATTTTCTGGGTGAAAACCATAGCATCGGTGCGAGCCACGTTCGATGCGAAAACCAAACAAGCGGTGCGAGCCATCCCTTTAGTGAAAACCAAGACCCGAGTGCGAGCCAAAGTGGGTATGAAAACCATGACCCTTATGCGTAACCATTAACTCTTCAGTAGAAACAACATGACCATACTCACTGACTACACGTGGACGGGCAAGTTCAAACCATTTGCCCACCAGAAGGAAACGTCTGACTTCTTGTCCCGCCGCCGCAAGGCGTTCTGCTTCAACGAGCAGGGCACGGGTAAGACTGCATCCGTCATCTGGTCCGCCGACTACCTAATGAAGCTGGGCAAGATCAAGCGGGTGCTAGTCATATGCCCCCTGTCCATCATGAAGTCGGCATGGCAGCAGGACCTGTTTAAGTTTGCCATGCACCGCAGTTGTTCGGTGGCCCACGGGGATGCCAAGCAGCGCAAGAAGATCATCGCGGCTGGTTCGGAGTTCGTCGTTATCAACTTCGACGGGCTTGCCGTGGTCAAGGACGAGATCATCAAGGGTGGCTTTGACCTTATCGTAGTAGACGAAGCCAACGCATATAAGAACCCCACGACCAACCGCTGGAAGGTGCTGCGTGACGTAGCCGCTTCGGCTAAGGGGCTCTGGATGCTTACTGGTACGCCAGCAGCACAGTCGCCATTGGATGCCTACGGCCTAGCCAAGCTAGTAAACCCGGACAATACGCCCAAGTACTACGGCCAGTTCCGGGATCAGGTTATGTACAAGGTCACCCAGTTCAAGTGGGTAGCCAAGCCGGGATCACAAGATACGGTACATCAGGTGCTTCAGCCCGCTATCCGGTTCGAACGCGATCAGTGCCTAGACCTGCCACCCGTCACCCACGTAGAACGTGAAGCGCCGCTTACCCCGCAGCAAGAGAAGTACTACCGGCTGCTTAAGGATAAGATGACCATGGTAGCTGACGGTGAGTCTATTACCGCTGTTAACGCGGCCACTAACATCAACAAACTGCTACAGATCAGCGGTGGTGCGGTCTACACGGATACTGGCGAGGTCATTGAGTTCGACGTTAGCAACCGGCTAAACGCTGTCCTTGAGGTGATCGAGGAGTCCAGCCACAAGGTGTTGGTGTTCGTACCCTTCACACACACTATAGAGCTGCTTAAGGCTACGCTCGACAAGCACGGCATCAGCAACGACGTTATCAATGGCAAGGTCTCAGTTAACCGGCGTAGCGACATAGTTACGCGGTTCCAGACACAGCCGGACCCCTACGTGCTTATCATCCAACCACAGGCGGCTTCCCACGGATTGACGCTGACGGCAGCGAACACCATCATCTGGTATGCCCCAGTGACATCCGTTGAGACTTACTTGCAAGCAAACGCACGTATCAACCGTCCCGGACAGCATAACCCCATGACCATCGTGCACATTAAGGGTAGCGAGATCGAAAGCCGCCTGTATAGTATGCTCCAGAACAACATCACCAACCACGAAAAGATAATCGACCTCTACCACCAAGAACTCTCCGACACCGCTTGACTTTGTCAAATACATAGTTAGGTTGTCGGGTCACAAGGAGCAACCATGACCGATACCACTGACCCCACCGACGTTAAGAAGGTAGAAAAGACCATCGAAGAAATGGTCGGTATCTACATTAAAATGCGTACCCGGATCGAAGAGACTGAAGAGCGCCACAAATCGGAGCTCGAAAAACTTAAGGAAGAGTACGACATCGTTAGCCAGCATCTGCTGGGTATCTGTAACGAACAAAACCTAGATAGCATCAAGACCCCTGCGGGCACAGTGTCTCGTCGTGTGTCTTCACGTTACTGGACCAGTGACTGGGCTCACATGCACCAGTTCATCCTCGACCACCAAGCGCCGTTTCTTCTGGAACAACGCATCCACAACGGGAACATGAAGCAGTTCCTAGAAGAAAACCCAGACACGCTGCCTATCGGACTTCAGGCAGACCGTAAGTTCGTAATCCAAGTCCGCAAACCCACAAGTAAGTAAGGAACTCCCATGACCAACGTAACAATCTTCAAGAGTAAGGACGCTGTCGTCTCTACGGGTGCACGCGAGCTTAGCGATTTCGCCAAGTCCCTTTCCACCGGGGGCACGACAAGCCGCCGCATCCAGACCAACACCAACGGTACCTTCAAGCGCATCATCAACGGTGAGCAGATCGGTAACGCTGTCCGGGGCGAGATCAACGTCATCATCATCCACGCCTTGCAGAAGGTCTCGCGTATCTATTACGCAGCGAAGTTCGACCCCAATAAGGAAGCCACCCTGCCCGACTGCTGGTCTAACCTCGGTGACAAGCCCGAAGCCGCTGCCGGTAACCCCCAGCATAGCAACTGCGCCGACTGCACCATGAACATTAAGGGTTCGGGCGATAACGGTGGCCGTGCTTGCCGCTTCCAGCGCCGCATTGCGGTCCTGCTGGCCGATGATCCGTCTGGCGAAGTCTACCAGTTTAACGTCCCTGCTAAGTCCTTGTTCGGTAAGGGCACGGGCAACGTGCATCCGTTCGAGAGCTACGTTAAGTACCTGCTGGCTAACGGCGAAAGCCCCGATGCCGTGGTTACCAACATCAGCTTTGACTCCAACGCTGATACCATGGAGCTGCTGTTTACCCCCCTGCGCGGCGTCACAGACGAAGAGTACGCCGTGGTTAAGGCTGCTCAGGCCAAGCCGGAGGCCAAGCGGTACACCATGATTACGGTGGCCCAGACGGACGGCGTTAAGAAGCAGCCTGTTGCTGTGGAAGCTAAGCCCGCCCCCAAGGTTGCACGTAGTGAGGAACCGGAAGACGCCCCGGCTGAACCCGTGAAGCGTGCTGCCAAGAAGCAGGAAGCTGCACCAGCCGCTAAGAAGGACATTGCGTCCGTGGTTAGTGATTGGGCGGAAGACGAATAACCATGATTTACGGATACAGCTCACGGCTAGTTACGCTTAACAAAGAAGCTAGTGGTCACCTAATTGGAGTGAAGCTGGGGAGGGAGTGCATGGAGCGCAACCTCCCCGTGACACAGGTCGCCCGGGAACTGAAAGTAAGTAGGCAAACTATTTACAATTGGTTCTGCGGGAAGGGCTGTCCACGTAGGGACAAAACTATTGCGGTTGTAGCGTACATAGCCCGCCTTAAAAAGAACAAATAGACCCCCACGGTTATCCATGTCTGGTTTTGATCTACTCAACGCTGTCCAACCGGACAGTGGCTGGTTCGCCGTCCTTGGTATCAAGGGGAAGGGGGACGTACGCCAAAAGCTTGTGGCTACCCGTGAAGAGGTAGACCAGATAGCCGCCGACTATATGGCACAGGGTAGGAACGCCTTCTTTGGTGTTGCTAAGTACGAGACAGACACGGGTCGCACGAAGGATAACGTTAAGGCACTTAAGGCGTTTTGGCTGGACATAGATTGTGGGGATGCCAAGGCCCGGGTTGACGAGAAGACTGGCAGACCTGACGGGTACATCGACCAGACTACAGCACTAGGGGAACTAAAGCGGTTCTGTAGGCTGGTCGGTTTGCCCAAGCCTATCCTCGTTAACTCGGGCCGAGGTATCCACGTATACTGGGCGCTGACCGAGGAGGTTACCCGGGAACAATGGGAGCCTGTGGCTGACCGGCTACGGGAGCTCTGCAATACCCACGAGCTGTACGTTGACCCAGCCGTGTTCGAAGTGGCTCGCGTGCTGCGTATCCCCGGCACGTTGAACTTCAAGGATGACCCGGCGAAGCCGGTAACTGTCATAAATGAGGCCGCGCCGGTTGAGTTCGAGGCGTTTCGTAGCCTGCTGGGGGTTAAAGAGAAGCCCGTAGCGCCGCCCAAACGGGAACTAAGCGAGCTTGCCAAGTCCCTGATGGACAACACTATATCGGTGTTTGCCAAGATTATGCGCCGTAGCGAGAGCGGCAACGGATGTCAGCAGCTTTGGGATTGCTACAAGAACCGCGCCACCTTGTCTGAGGTCCGTTGGTTTAACGCCCTGTCTGTAGCCAAGTTCTGCTCGGACAAGGATAAGGCCATCCACAAGATGTCCGAGGGGTATGAGGAATACGACGCCGCAGCTACCGAGCAAAAGATACAGCACATCAAAGGGCCCCATACCTGCGAGGTGTTTGAGCGCAATAACCCCGGCGGCTGCGAAGGATGCCCGTTTAAGGGCAAGATTAAGGGCCCCATCGTTCTGGGCAAGGAAATACTTGAAGCTACCGAGGAAGATAACCTAGTAGCCGAAGAGCCCAAGGAAGAAGGCGCAGCGCCCGTACTCCATAAAATACCCAAATACCCGGACCCATATTTCCGGGGTAAGACCGGCGGCGTCTACTACATGCCGCCCGGGGGTGAGAAAGAGGCCGAGCTTATCTATGCAGACGACATATACGTCGTCTCACGGGTAAGGGACCCCAACGTGGGTGACGGTGTCGTAATCAAGCTCCACATGCCGAACGAAGGTATCCGGGAGTTTACTGCGTCTAACGACGACCTATCAAGCAAGGACGAGCTGCGCAGCATACTGTCTCTGAATGGCGTGATGTGCAAAACCAAACAGTTTAACAGGGTCATCGACTACATCGTCGATTCCTGCGCTGAAATTAGATACAGAGGGAAACTAAACGAGATGAGACTTCAATTCGGTTGGGCTGACAACGACAGCAAGTTTATTATCGGTGACCGCGAGATCAGCAAGGACGGCAGCTTCTATAGCCCACCTTCCAGTACTACAAAGGCTATGGCTGAAAAGATGCAGCCGAAGGGCACGCTGGAGAAGTGGCGGGATGTCTTTAACCTGTACGGTAAGCCGGGTCTGGAACCCCATGCGTTCGCAGCGCTATCTGCCTTCGGCTCGCCCCTGCTTAAGTTTACCGGGCAGAGCGGAGCCCTGCTCAACATCGTTCACCCTAGGTCGGGTACGGGCAAGACGACCATCCTGCATATGATTAACAGCGTATACGGTGACCCCCTGACGCTGTGCATGAACAAGGAAGACACGCATAACTCGCGTATGCAGATGATCGGCGTGCTCAGGCACCTTGCGCCGACTATTGACGAAATTACCAACATGACACCGCAGCAGATATCGGACCTTGCCTACGCCGTCCCACAGGGTCGCGCCAAGGAGCGCATGAAGGGATCAACGAACGAGCTCCGGCTTAACGCTACGATGTGGCAGTTGATGCTGGTCAGCAGCTCCAATTCATCCCTGTACGAGAAGTTGTCGGCGCTTAAGGGCGCACCAGACGGCGAAATGATGCGTATCATGGAGTACAAGATCGACTACACAACGGCGCTAGAGCAGTCCTACGCCAAGGAAATGTTCGACCACCAGCTGCTTAACAACTACGGGCACGCAGGGCCTATCTACGCTGACTACCTGATAAAGAATCGGGACGAGGTCATATCAGATGTCCTCAAAACCCAGAGTAACGTTGACCTTGAGCTCAAGATCACCCAGCGGGAGCGGTTCTGGTCCTCGGTAGTAGCATGTAACCTTGCGAGTGGCCGTATTGCCAAGAAGCTTAACCTGCTTGATTGGAACCTCAAGACCATCAGGGAGTTCTCCTATGACATGGTTAATGGGCTCCGCAATCAGGTTGTGCCGCCAGTTAGCAACCCCGTGGGTGTCGTCGGTGACTTCATGAACCGGCATTACCACAACATGCTAGCCATAAACGACGGCATAGACCTGCGGTCTGGTCTTAACGTAGCGCCGAGAGTGGAGCCTAAGGGTGAGCTTATTATACGGTATGAGCCCGACACCAAGCGGATGTTCATCGTGTCCAAGGCGTTCAGGAACGACTGCGTGAAGTTCCAGATCAACTACCAAGACACCGTGAACGAGTTGAAGAAGATGGGTATCATTACTAAGATCGACGACAAGCGTATGGGCAAGGGCACGAACCTGATGTCAACCAACGTCCATACCCTGATCTTCGACACTACGCACAAAGAGTTCTTAGATATGAACTCCTTCCTACCCCCTGAGGTACCCGATGCTGGTGGAGAAGGTTAGTTACGACATAAACTGGAAGGCGTTTAAGCGGGGGTACTCGTTCTTCATACCCTGCCTAGACCCTGTGCGTGCCAAGCAGGAGATACTTCGTACCACAAAAAGGTTCAAAATCCCTGTAGTTATGAAGGTGATTATCGTAGAGGGCATAAGAGGGTTGCGGGTCTGGCACACGTGAGCTAGTTTGCTCGGGAGAGAGTTGCTCCTCTCGATGGTTGGTGTGGTCTAACTGGCCCCCGCTGGGAAACTAGCGGGGGCCTTTTTATTTCTTGAACGGCTTCGTGGGTTCCGCGATTGGCCCCCCGTCGATGTACCAGTTCAGATCGACCAGATGGTCGTCATCAATTGGTACGCCCCTTTTCTCACTATCCCTCTTCTCTAAGAAGGCGTCATAGGATTTATTTAGGGTATCGTCGTCTATCTGGAACTCTTCTCCGGGGTACCGGGTGTTGTACTTTTCTATTGCTTGACCCGCAGTAGTAATTTTTTTGTTATCGTTTTCAGCCATACCCACATTCATCAACGATATAGCGTGTGCCTTTGCGGTGTTAGCGGCCTGTATCTGCTTGATAGCTTCGAAGCGCATATTCTGCTGACGGGAAACTGCCTCGGGTGTGAAGCCGAGGAACGCAGCTATCTTGCTGATAGTGTCTATATCTTCGGGCGCAACGACCTGAGAACCCTTGCTCGTCTCAAGTCCTTCGGTTGCTACGCGCTCACCCATAAGCGGACCCTTGAGAATACCGGGCACAATACGTTCTACGCCGCGTAGGATGTCGCCGTTGTTCCAGTCTTTTCCAGCGAGGTCTATGTTGGTACCGAGAGACACGCTTGGCCCAAGGTTAGCAAGTATAAGGTTTTTGGCGGTCTCAACCCATGTATCCCCGGGCAAACCCTCTCGGAACCACATACCGTTGTATGAAGTGCTTGGAGCAAAGTTAAGCCCGGATAGGGCGGATATGGGGCCGACTTCGAGTACCCGAGCTAGGCTGGATTGCTTACCCCCCAACGTCGGAATAGTTATTTCTCCGAAGTGACCGGGCAGGTACTGGTAACGGAACCTAGCATCCGAGTTATTCGCTAGGTAGGGGTTCAGTTCCCGGCGCTTACGCTTGTCCTCATCATCCTCGTACTGGTCCAACGCTAGGTCTATAACGTCGTTAATCACGCTATACAGCGGCAGACCTGTTGCGCCACCGAACATAGCTCCCATAGCCAAAACGCCTAGGAGCTCCTTACGGGCTTCCACCTTAAGCGCGGGGTCCAAACCCCGTGTTGACATCAAGATAGCCTTTACGAAGAACTTCGTCTGAACCGCAGAGAACATCTTGAACATAAATATGGACCTACCAACGGGGTGCTTGAACACCGGAGGCCGTTCTGTAGCTCTATAGTCGCCAAGTTTATCGAAGGTACCCTCTGCCGCTTCGTCAATAGCCGCAGCATGGGCGTCTTTCTCCGACAGGGTCTTTCTGAACTTATCGTAGGCCAGATCGTACCACATTAGGAACGACATCTCGCGGGACATAGCTTCCGTAGCACCGAACATACTTGTCGCCGCATTATAGACTGTCTGCTGTAACCGCTTAGTCGCCTTGGAAGACAAGTTAGTTGGCGTCTTCGTACGCCCTGTCACAGTAGCAACTGCTGTCTGCGCGACTACCCGGCGTAGCACGGCTTCCCTAAGAGCAGCACGCCTTCTAGGGCTATTTTTAACGAAGTCCGCTTTTCTGAACGAAGGCATCGTACGTACTTTGTCGCCGTCTTCGTCAGACTCCTTAATCTGTAGCGCATCAAACGCTGCCAAGTACTGTAAGAACTTTACGTTACCTTTAATAAACCCATAGCGGGACCACAGTGCGGGCAGCACGCGCATAGGTATAGAGGTCATGTTCGTAAATGCACTACGGGCGCTGGATAGGAACCATATGAAGTGCATGGTGTTAAGCGCAGACGCCAGACGGTTACCTGTGGGCGGGTTAACGTTCTCCTTGGCAGAGGATACCATCCGCTTCAGCAGCACATCTAGGCGCTGCTTAGTAGCATCATCCTTCATACCCCCGGTCTTAAGGAAGTCACTCGCCATCTCTATAACGCGGTCTATACGCTCTACATGCTCCAGCTTGCTGAGTTCGTTAGCGTAGGCAGTGGCTGTAGCGCCAAATATACGGATAGGGTCAGTGGAGAACCCGGTCCTGTTCTTTGCGTGCATGAAACGCTTACGGATACTGCTATCAGGCAGTGCCTCTAACCGGGCTTGGTAGAACGTATCTTTAAGGCTTTCCTTCTGTGCATCACCAAGATTTGACTTATCAATTATGTCAAAGGTGGCCGCGAGGGCTCTATCCGAGCCTACAAATTCGCCGCGCTCGTTAGCCGTGTCCCCGTGCCCAGACTCGAATACGTTGCCGTCATCAGGCTCTACCCCAAGCTCGCCAGCAATTACGCGCTTGTAGTGGTTGCGTTCTGCGGCGCTATCAAACTTATAGAACTCTGGTTCGCCATTGACGCCCCCGGTCTTAACCCGGAACCAGTACTCACCAAACCGCATAAACGGCGAATACTCTTCGGGGACCGTCTCTCTAACTATGTTGTTATACTCGGGGTCTTCAGCGCTCCTAGCCTTTTCATACTGAGCCTTCAACGACTCTTTCATGCTGGTACGAGTATTAGCGTCCAGCCCCGGTATGGCATCTACAGCCCTGTCAAGCAGTGTACGCCGCAGCGCATACATATCTTTGTAGAACTGACGCAGCCTTACATATTCCCGCTGACCATTCTTCTGCTTACCAAGCTCGTCCCAAGCGGCGTAGGCTTCTTTGATATGGGCCTCACGCTTTGCACGGCCTTCCTTGAGGTTTTTAATTTCCCCGGGAATCTTGGTATTTGCAAGGAGCTTAGCATACCCCCTCATGACTTCGTCGTTCTTAAGTGCCTCGTCAACGTTGTCGTGCGCAGTCACATCTACCCGGTTCAACCGAGCCAGAACCTGCATCTTGCTCAGGGCCGCGCTACCGTACTTACGGACAAACTTTTCGGCGCTCACGCCTATTTTGTTGAACGCTTCAGTCAGGTTGGCACGCTTAGCAGACAGTGCATCTACTTCGGTCTTAATACGCCGAAGGGCGATACCAAACGATTTATCTATAGCTTCAGCGATATCCGCGACAACGGAGTCCGGCATAAACTTAACAAGTACTTCAAGCGAAGGTAGGCTAAAGGCATCAAGCTTGTCCTTAAGCGCCGCAATAAAAGCAGAGCCGTCATGGTTCTTTATGGCTGTGCCAACTGCCGCCGTACCTTGGGTAGCATTGAACCCACGCTTAAACTTTTGAGCGTTAACAGAAAGCTTTTCCTCAACCTTAGCCGGGGTACTTGGTTTGCCTGCGCTTTCTGAAGTAGTAGCAGCGGCAAACAACGGCAGTTCTTCTGTACCCTGTACTGGCGCAACCTTAGGGGCAGCTTCGGGGGCAGCTTCTGTCTCTGGTACTTCTAAGCCAGCCTTAGCAAGTGCTTCTTGGTATTCAGCGTCGATCCCGGGCTTATTCTGCTGGTACGCATAACCAGATATGGCGCGTTCCGCATCGGCTTGGGCCTTGGCTTCAGCCTGTGCTTCTTTAGCAGAAAGTGGGGCGGGGGCAGGGGGAGCGGCTGGAATAGGAG